CCGGCGCTCACTGACATCAGGGACATTGGTGGTCTTGCCAAATCCTTTGTTCACGCTCAGTCGATGATTGGCGCCGATAAGATCGTGATGCCGAAGGCAGATGCTTCTCCTGCAGAGATGGCCGAGTTTTACAATAAGCTCGGACGCCCTGGTGCTGCGGATGGGTACAAGTTCTCCGAAACTACTGTTGAAGGTGTGCCGAAGGATGAAGCCACTCAAAAGTGGGCCCGAGACATCTTCCACAAGCATGGTCTGACTCAGAAGCAAGCTGATGGTCTATATCAAGACTATATCGCCAAGGTCAGCGGTGACATGAAGTCTATGCAAGAGGCTCGTGGCGCACAGCGTGAACAAGCTCTTGAGCAACTTCGCGGTGAGTGGAAGGGCAATGAGTTCGACGTCAATGTTCAGCTGGCTCAACGCGCAGTTAAGACCTTCGGCAGTGAAGAATTGGTCAAGTACCTGAATGACTCTGGCGAGGGTGACAATCCGGTGCTGATTAAGTTGTTCGCCAATATCGGCAAGCAACTTGGTGAAGACCAAGCTTTCGGCGGTCGTTCGTCGCAGTCTGGGTTTGTGGCTGGTCCTGAAGCCGCCAAGGCTGAAATTGGTAAGTTGCAAATGGATGCTGACTTCCAAAAGGCATACATGAATAAGGATGCCGCTGGTCACAAAGAGGCCGTTGAGCGCATGGAACGCCTTTACAAGGTAGCCTACCCAGGAAAAATTGCCAGTTAACATTGTCAATTTAATTTCCGAGAACGCCCTGTTTACACGGGGCGTTTTTGTGTTATAATACTAATCATAGACGGGTAGCACGCAAGTGTCCGTATGACTGGGGGGAATAGCCTCCCACCGAACGCAGGTGTTGAATTGCCAGGAGGGTCCGGATTTGCCGGGTAGCTTTCCGAGAATCGTTTAACCACTTTTCATCGGAGGCTATAATGTCCTTCCAAGTTGATGCTGCATATGTTAACCAGTACCGGAACAACGTTTCCATGCTGGTCCAACAGAAGGGTTCGCGTCTGCGCCCCTTCGTCCGTGTCGAATCGCAAAACAGCGAGTTCGAGTTCTACGACCGTATTGGTGCCACCGACGCGGTTGAAATCACCGGCCGCCACCAAGACACCCCGCTGGTCAGCACTCCGCATGACCGCCGGCGCGTCTCCCTGCGTGACTACGACTGGGCTGACCTGATCGATCGTCAGGACAAGCTGAAGATGCTCATCGATCCGACGAGCGCCTACGCGATGAACGCTGTCTTCGCCATGGGCCGCAAGATGGACGACGCCATCATCGGTGCCGCCTTCGATACGGCCTACAGCGGCAAGACTGGCCAAACCAGCGTGTCGTTCCCGGCTGGCAACCAAGTCGCGGTGAACTACGTCGAGTCCGGCGCCGCGGCCAACGGCAACCTGACCATCGGCAAGATTCGCCGGGCCAAGGAAATCCTGGATGCGTACGAGAACGACCCGGATGAAGCCCGCATCATGACCTGCACGGCCAACAGCCTGCATAGTCTGCTGCGCAACATCGAAATCACGTCCCAAGACTACAACGTGGTCAAGGCACTGGTCGAGGGCAAGGTTGACACGTTCATGGGCTTCAAGTTCGTGCGCACGCAACGCCTGCTGACTGATGGCTCTGGCTATCGTCGCCACATCGCCTGGGTGCAGTCGAAGTTGCTCCTGGCTGTGTCGCAAGACCCAATGGTCGATGTCGGTCCGCGTCGTGACAAGCGCAACTCCATGCAGGTGTACGTTACCATGGGTATCGGCGCCACGCGTATGGAGGAAGAAGGCGTCGTCGAAATCAAGGTCGACGAAACCGTCCTGTAACCAACCGAATTAAGGAGAATCGAACATGGCAAACAGCAATACGACGCAAGTAGCTGGCATCCTGTCCGTGCCCCCGACTCCCCAAAAGGTTGGGGACATCGGCGGCCGCGTACGTACCCTTCAGGGCAACTTCGCACTGACGGCCCTGCCGGCCGGCGACACCATTTGCATTGGCAAGCTGCCGAAGGGCGCGCGCCTGCTTCCTCAGTCCTGCATCATGGTTACCACGACGCAAGGCACTGCAACCCTGGCAGTTGGCTCGGCTCCCAGCCAAGCTAACGGCCAACTGGGTGGCACCATCACCGCGTCGAAGTACGGCTCGGCTCGTGCCTACACCATGGCGGGTGCTCCCATGTTCCTCGACCAGGTTTACACCGTCGGTGTGGAAATCACCGCCGACTACGGCGAAGACATCTACATTACGATTGGCACCGCCCCGGCGACTGTTGGCGCGCTCAGGACGTTCCTGCAGTACGTTGTTGACTAATCAGCTGCCGCTGAGCCTTTGCCGTGATGAGCTCCTCCAAAGGGCCATCACGGCCTTTTCGGAGGAGCCATGGCCAGTTCAATCACGGAGATTGCCAATTTAGCGCTAACATACATCGGAGCTGACCTGATCACTTCGCTGGATGACCCGCAAAAGTCCGCTATTCTCATCAAGCAAAACTGGCCCATCTGCCGGGATGCAGTTCTACGCGCCTACCCATGGAACTGTGCGGTAAAACGCGATGTCCTGGCTCCGCTTGCTGACCAACCCGCATACGGTTGGTCATATTCGTTTCTGCTGCCCCCGGACTGCCTCAGAACCCTTGGACTCGAGTCCGATGAACCCTTCACGATTGAGGGTCGCAAGCTGCAGTGCAATTCCAACGTCATTAAGATCAAGTACATCGCGCGTGTAGAAGATCCGAACGAGTATGACGCGTTGCTGTCTCAGGCCCTTGCGGCCTACTTGGCGCACCTGCTGGCAATGCCCATCGTTCAGTCGAACTCGCTCAAGGAGCAGATGTGGGAGCAATACAAGCTGGCGGTACGTGAAGCCCGTTCTGTTGATGCGCAGGAAAATTCGCTGCAGATGGTTGAAGCCACCGGCTGGCTGGAGTCGCGGTAATGGCCCGCGCATCAATCATCCAGACCAACTTCACCACAGGTGAGATGTCCCCGCGACTGATGTCTCGGGTTGATGTTCAAAAATATCAGAATGGCTGCGAGTTGCTGGAGAACTTCTTGATCATGCCGCATGGCGGTGTGACCAAACGCCCAGGATTCCGATTCATTGCAGCCACAAAAACGACGGCTGATACTTGGCTGATTCCGTTTAAGTTCTCAACAATTCAAGCCTACGTCATCGAGTTTGGTGCAGGCTATTTTCGATTCTTCAAGGACGGCGGCCAGATTCTTAGCGCGGGCGTTCCGTATGAGCTTGCGCACACGTACACGCAAGATCAGTTAGGTAGCGTCAAGTTCGTTCAGTCGGCTGACGTGCTGTTCATGTTCCATCCGCAGGTTAAACCCAAGAAGTTGTCTCGTACAGGGCACACCAGCTGGACGTTCACGGACTTTGAGTTCAAGGACGGTCCGTACATGGATGTTAACTCCGACACGGCAAAGAAACTAGCGGTTAGTGGTACAGCTGTTGGACCGGTCACTATTACAGCCACAGGCCACTCTCCGTTTGCAGCAACTGACGTTGGGCGCCTAGTGCGCATCGGTCCGTCTACGGCCTGGTCATGGGCAGTCATCACATCATTCACGAGCGCTACACAGGTAACAGCTGATCTTAAGGTAGCAGCCTCTTCAACAAGTGCCACGTCTGATTGGCGTCTTGGGGCCTGGTCCGACACCACTGGCTGGCCGTCACTAGCAACATTCTTCGAGGAGCGCTTGTGGTTCGCAAACACCACACAGCAACCGCAGACGGTCTGGGCCACGCGCTCTGGCGACTTCAACAACTTCGCCCCGTCAGACGCGGCAGGCAAGGTGCTGGACGATTCAGGACTCAACTACACGCTGAGCACCGACGACGTGAACTCTATTCGTTGGATGGTTCCAGGAAAAGTCCTGGTGATCCTGACGGATTCAGGCGAGTTCACAGTCTCGGCTAGCTCCCTGTATGAGGCTATCACGCCGACGAATGTTCGCGTCATTCGTGAAACTGCACGAGGAGCTGCCAATGTTAAGCCTGTACTGGTGGATAAGAATCTGCTCTTCTGGCAGAGGGCGCGTCGGAAGCTTCGTGAATACTTTTATGATTTTAACGTTGATGGCTTCCGATCTAACGATGCTACGATTCTTTCTGAGCATATTACGCTGGGTGGAATGACCAGTATGGACTATCAGCAAGAGCCCCACTCCATTGTATGGAGCGCTCGCGCCGACGGCCAATTGATCGGCTTCACGTATAATAAGGAGCAAGAAGTTCTCGGCTGGCACCGCCACATTCTGGGCGGCACAGACGCGCACATAAAGCACGTGGCCTGCATACCAGGAGCCGATAATGATGAGCTCTGGGCTGTTACCACCAGGACCATTGACGGCGGGACCAAGCAGTATATTGAAAGACTAGACCCTGAGTTCTATCCGAGTTCATCCGAGGATAAGGATGGCGCCTTCTTTGTGGATTGTGGCCTCTCATATAGTGGGACCCCAATAACCCTTGTTTCCGGTCTAGACCACCTCAAAGGGGAAACGGTATCCATCCTCGGTGATGGCTCGGTGCGCGCGCCAAAGGTGGTTAACAGTTCTGGTCAAATCACGCTCGATCGTCCAGCGTCCGTTATCCATGTTGGTCTAGCCTATACGGCGAAGCTGCGGTCTATTCGCTACGAGGCCGGTGGTAACGAGG